TTGTCAAACTCATCTTTGAACCGGCGAGCGTCAGCCGCGATTTCCATGCCCTTGGCAATGTCGTACTCACGACGCAAGACTTCACGTTGCACATCCTCCGGCAATTTGCTGAATTTTTCACGCATCGTTGGCTTCCAGCCAGCGGGAGGTTTCAGTCCTGTGTCTTTTGTCTCTTCGGCGGCCCCCTTCTCCTCGGTGGGTTTAGCGGTTTTTTCATCGCCGGCGAGCTTTTCTTCTTTTTCAACTGCGGTGAGCTCTTCGACGGCGGGTTTTTCATCCACCACGCCATCTTTTTCCACAACTTCGTCGACCACTGGCTCAACTTCTGCCACTGGTTTCTCGTCCACGACTGAATTTTCTTCCACGCTGCTCTCATCTTCACTGAACGCAGCCTCCAGGTTGTCTCTTAATGATTCTTCGCCCATTATGGTGGTCCTTCTAGGTGGTGTATCGCTCTTTCTACAGCTTCTCTTCGTATTGCTCTAGAATTTTTATCCCGTTCTTGTGGGGCATTTTTCCAAGATTCTCGAAAGTCATCGGCTGTGGTGAGGTTGTTACGACGCATATACTCTCTATGCTTCGCGCGACTAGAAATATCTGTACCGTCTGTTGCGCGCATCCCATCATAATGACGCTCAGAAATAAGAGCGTCAAAATCTGAACAGTTGCGCGTGCGTGCGCGATGGTTAAGGTCGACCTCAACAAGCTCTGATTTACCTGTTTCGGGGTTAACTCTCTGTATCCAGCGTCTGCGCCCTGCCATCAGTCCATAGCCTCCTCTTTCATTCGGGCAATCGTAGCGTCAGTACGTCCTTGTAGCCAAGAGAGACGCCTCTCATTCGCGGCGTCAGCATTGTCTTGCTGAATTTCAGCCTGCGTCTTCGCCCAACCCTGCTTGATTTCAGCCTGAGTTTTCTGGGCATCTCGCTGAATTTCCTGCTGAGTCTCTGCCTGTTTAGCCTGAGCATTAGCTTGCGCTTCAATGACTTCAGGCGAAGGCGGCGGAGGCTGTTTCGCCTTTTCTTGCAATTCGCGCAAGGTCTGCTCCACAGCCTGATCCAGTACGCCTTCTAGCATACGGCCATTCTTGAAACCAGCCGCAGTCCACTGAAGAATCTGAAGCACAAGGGGGGCGAACCGTGGCTCCGCTTCGATTGCCTGATACGACTGACTGAGCAGTTGGCCGACAGCCGTCGTGTACTCGATCCGGCTTTGCCGCTCGATCGTATAGTCCGGTATGGACATGTCGTCGGCTTCCACTTCCAGATGGTAAGCCGCAACCGGAGTATTCTGTATCATCTTCACAGCAGGCCCGATTTTGTCGTGGTCCGCAGGTGGGATCATCTCGATCAGGCTTTTCTTAATCATAGTCTCCGGCTGGAAGTGCTTGGAGATAATGTCAGCTTTGATACGCATGGCTTCCTGGACAAACTCGGCGATTGTGCCTTGGATGTACTGGAGGCGAACGCTGCCATACTGAGCTTTGAGTTGCTGAGCACCCAGAGTCTCACGTGCGTTCGTGCTACCACGCATGATGTCGCTTATGCCTGTGAGTTCGTAAAGTTGCGACACAAGCTCAGAACGGAATTTGCTCAGGGTATCAATCGTACCTACGATTTGCTCCAGCGGGATCCAATCAATTTGACCCTGAATGCCGCCACGCTCCGCGAACATGGCCCAGTTGTCAACCGGAATAAGTGTGTTCTCCACGCCCTGGTCGAACAGACGCTGTATACCTTCGGAATTCTTGTCGTAGACGCCTGCGGCCTTACAAGCCTTGATGAGCCAGTTGATCCGTGTGTTGACAATGTCGATCTCTTCATACTGATCCTTCGTCATGTAGTAATCAGGACGAGGAGCCAAGTTGGAGGTAGAGTTCGTAGCGGTGAGCGGCTTCGGGCACGGGAAGAAGCCTTCCAGCTCCAGGGGGTCCGCTTTCTTGTCGAGGACCATTTCGGAGTCGCTGGTGGCGACCCAGTAGACCATCTCGTTGGGTTTGTTCCAAATTTCCCAGATTTCGGCCGTTGCCTCGGGCCGGCGACGCGGTGTGGAATCTTCACCGCCCACATTGTCCTTCGTAGGCTCGAATCTATCGCTGTAGGTGAGATTTTCAGCGATATTCTTACCAAATCGCTTAGTGGACATCTCCTTGGTCATGTGCGCGCGACGCGCGATCCAACGGCACTCTTCCCACACTCGGCAGGGTGCCCACAGGAAATCTTCCCAATGGAGATAGTCCGTTATGGCGTTTTCGTCAACAATCTGCTCGTATTCGATGGAAGTGCCTGGGACGGTCTCCGTTTTTGTCTTTACGTCGTAACGAAGCCAGACTTGGCCAAGCCCTGGAACTAAACGGTCTTCGGTGGCGTACCCGAAGGCGATATCCATGTCGCCTCTGGGTCGTTGTAGGCCGAGGAGGAGGAGCCGCTCTAAAATCTCGGCTGCGACACGTCCGATATCGTCGTTGTAATCATCCCACTGACGCTTAACGGTGGGCTTCGGTGGATTAGCGTAGAGTGCGGAGCGTAGTACCCCGGTATTCGCCCAGAATAGGTTGTACTTCCTATTTTGTTCTTCACCTGCTTCCCTTTCGTCCAGGTAGCGTCGCTGGGTCTTCCTGCCACGCTCGTGGAATTTACGCAGCTCTTTGAGGGCCAGAGCTATCTGGTCTTTCCAGTACGCGATGTCGTACTTGGGCTCGCCAAACTCCTCCCCACGAGCTTCAGCTTCAGCGGCCTCTGCTTCGGCTATTGCAGGAACATCGGATTCTATTGCCATGTTATTGTCCCTTCAACCATTGCTCGTAAGTTTTCGGTGTTTCGCCCATCGCGGCAGCTTCAGCCGCATACCTCTTATACGCGGCTGCCTGACGTATATTCCTCACTGCCCCCACCGCCGACAAATCACTTGTGTCGCTCGCAGGTTGCTGCCGTAAAACATCAGCCATTATTCGTTCATTTGCCATCAGTGCCAGCCTCCAGAGCTTGGTTTTGTCTCCCAAAGGTCTTCTAGACAAAATCCGTAATTAAGTTCGCGTGCGTAAGGTCGTGGAGCATCTGGTAGTTGGTCTTCCCTGGTCTTCGCGACGAGCGCAAAATAGCGGAAGGAGTCCGCAAAGTTGCTGCTCCAGTCGTGAAGGGGTTTGGCGGAGTACTCGTTGCGTTCCGCGTTCCAAATACGTCTGTACGACCGTAAAGCCAATAATCCATCTTTGCAGCCCTGTTCGTCGAAGTATACGGTTGGAAAAAGCATTCGGGCTGCTTGAATTCCGTCCAACAAATCAAGTTTCGGGACAATTTTAGGCCGAACCCCACCACTGAGGAATTGCTCAACGATAGAGCGACCAGTTTGGAGTGTTTTCGCCAATGCGTCGTGAGGCAACCACACATCTCCAATCGTAATACCGGCTGACCGCTGAGAGTGCAGCCAGTCAATATAATACTGTATGCTCCGGTTATCTTGTTCATAACTCAGGTTGAGCTCAATGGCATCCGCGTATTCTGTCCATCGCCATATAGCTGTTGAATCCGTGTAACCAAGGTCAAACACGTAATTGGAAGGTCTAGATGGATCCAGAGGGTATGAGCCGATGTTCGCTTTCTTAAGCTCATTACTATAGAACGCACCCCGCGTCGCCGCCATGAACGAGCATTCCACTTCTTGTAAGAATTCATCTTCATCCATCATCTGGCGCATCTCTTCGACCTCATCCCCGTCTAGGATTTTGGTCTTGGATTGCGGCAGGTCTAATGTCAGCCAATCGTTGGGGTGCGCCTTTGCAAACTCCCAGATGTCGTAAAAGTGGTTGAGTCCATTGGGTGTCCCAATGAAAGTTGCCCATCCTCGACGGTCCGCCAGGGTTGGACGGATAATTTCAGTCCAAAGAGAAGGCTTACAATCGCCGTACTCGTCAATAACAACACCGTCAAAGTAAACTCCCCGGAGAGCGTCAGGGTTATCGGCACCATAAAGGGTGATGCGAGCACCGTTAAATAAGTCAATGCTAAGGCTGGAGACGCTGACCTTGACAGCCACATCGCGAGTGTAATGAACGAGGTAGTCCCACGCGATCTGCTTCGCCTGGGAATAAAATGGCGCAATGTAAGCATACCTCGCGCGCTCCTTTTCCGTGTAGAGCGCCATGCTGACAAGGTCATTGAGTGTAGCCACAGTCTTCCCTGCGCGGCGGTGAGCAACAACGACGGCCCATCGCTGCTTTCGCAGGTGCAATGGCATGAATTGTTCACGTGGTTCATAGGGTACTGTTACTTCAGGCACAGTATTTACTCTGCTGCTCTAAACAAACCTCGTACTCCATTCCACAGTGTACGCACTCTTTCACCTTGTGCGGTTGGTACGAAAACGAATGCCGCTGGCGAGCATTCCAAATCACGTTGTTTATGCCCCACTGACATTTAACCCCCGGCTCGCACTCACACTGAGGGTCTTGCCATTCACACGCTGTGAGGGGGCGTCTGGCCAGTCCCCGGACCCGCGTTCGGTCACGAGATACGGTGCCTCGCGGCACTCCGTGGTCCATTTTTCGTAGTTTTTCTGTATGAGAGTTAAAGTCCCGCTTGCCCACGCTCTACTTCCTCAAATTCCGCGTCAACGGGCTCCTGCTCACGCGGGCCTGTGCGGATATTAGGGGCGGGGAGGATGTGCCGAACGATAAACTCTCGGTTTCCGTCCAGCAAGCCAGAATTAGCCGGTGGCATCAACTTTCCAAAGAGTTTGTAGAACTCTCCGGGGTTTGCATCGGCCCACAACGCAAGACGGTCCACACCGCCTATCATTTGGAACGCATTCGTAAACGCATTCACAACATCTTGTCGTGTGACCTTCGTGGCGCGGGTGAATTTAAGGGCCTGGACTGCGCCAGAGCCTCGTATTGTGCTCGCGGCGGCAATATCGTTGAGTTTAGTCTCGAGGGCCTTTTGCTCCTCGTACTGTTCGGTGGTTAAAGTTTCAACCACCTTTGTTTCTTTTTGCGTTTTGTCACTCACGGTCTTACAACTCGTGGAGTACGCCTTGGAGGGGGACGTTTCCCCGGTACGTCGTCAAGGTTCTTGGCCCTCCTTCGCTGCAAGCCCGCGATACGGTGCTCAGGGTTGCGGTCTGTGGAAACTTGGTCCAATGTGCCGAGTTTTGAGGACTTGAGCATCGTGGTTTTGCCGATATTGCTGGGCATTATCCTGCGCCTCCGCCTCCGCCCATCGTACCCGCGCCTCCGGTCCCACCCGTTGACTTCCTAAGCTCCGCTGCAACGAGTCGTTGACGCCGTTTTTTGTCTTCTTCGTGGAAATCTCGGGCTACGGCCACGGGAATTTCGGCTTTTTTCGCAAATTCTGGATTATTGGCTGCCGCAGCCATGAATTTCCTCTGCTTTGTAGACTTCGAGGGCATGTGCTCCTTTATACGCTCATACGCGCACGAACGCAATCCCTGATAACCGGGAATTTCACTAATATATCCGGGTGTGGAGTAGAGGGTAAGGTAAAGTGTTTGGGTGAAGGGGGTCCCCGGGGTCGTCGCCATGCTGCATCGCACCATTTGCCCCCCTCGTCAGTAATCTAAGTTGTAATCGTTTAGGTTGTAATCGTTTAGGTTGTAATCGTTTAGGTTGTAATCGTTTAGGTTGTAATCGTTTAGGTTGTTGTCAACAACTTTAGGTTGTAATCGTTTAGGTTGTTGTCAACAACCTAAAGTTGTAATCGTTTAGGTTGTTGTCAACAACCTAAAGCTGTAATCGTTTAGGTTGTTTTGCCTTGCAAATCTCATGCCAACCCAGCCAAAGGCCCACAAAAGTTTTTGGTGAAAACGATAAAAAACTTTTGTTGAAAATAGTTGCACTGGACACGGATACCTGTATAATGGAAACATAGCTTGTAGTTGGGACGGCCCACTAAAGCTGAACAACCCCAGGGAACTACCCGCTGGGATTTTAACCCAAAGCACGGAGTTATACCATGAACGCAAAAGCTGAAACTACCGCAACCGCCGAAGCCCCCAAGCAGGACACGCGCAAGCTGACCGCGAAGGGTTGCAAGGAATTTAAAAGCAGGGTGGACCACACCCAAAAGCAGATGGACCAACTGCTAGCGGCGATGCACAAGGGTTTGACCTACGCGGAAATTAACCGCAAGGACGGCCCGATTACCGCAGGCGATGGCCACAAGTTTGTCGGCTACGCGCTGCGCCGCAAGTGGGTCAAATTTGCCTAGCCTCACCGTCCGGCCTGCCCACCGGGGCAGGCCGGATTTTTTGCGCCCCAAAAAACAACTTTAATTACTAAGATTTTTGCCCCCGGAAAACAACTTTAATTACTAAGATTTTGCCCCAAAAAACAACTTTAATTACTAAGACGCCGAATGCCAGATCGCGATCGTAATCACCTTTAGTGGGCGTTTGAGTAGATCGTGATCAGTACCAATTTAGTGAGCGTTTGAGCAGATCGTGATCCGTACCAAATCTGTCGGGGACCGGCGCGGGGTCGCGGTGTGCGGACCGTCGTCCCCAAACCCGCCACATAGGGGAGGACGGTCACGCCACATGGGGGAGGACGGTCGTGCCAATGGGCGCAGCGTTACATCTGTTACATCTGTTACATCTGATTACTATTGCAACGGTATTTTGACGCAAACGTGATACTACATGGATTGATTAAGCCTTATTTTTCCAATACAAACTTATTTAATATTCAGATGTAAC